CATCACTCCACATAGGTATGTCTAATGTAGCGATGGGTGCCTGGGGATAATCATCGCTTGATTCCGCCTGCCGCCGGTTCCAGTCCCGCATCACCGCAATGATGCTCAGCTTCTTGGAATGGACGCCTTTGGCATGTCTCATCAACCATGCGTAGGCGTTGAGTTGATATTCCCACTCAACTTTTTCGTGGATGACTGCCCACACCGAGGTGCATTTGTAATCACTAGGGCCATCTGCATCTTGCAGATCTATTGCCCCCGATATCACCCAGCCATCGACTTCGACAAACAGCCGCTCTTCACTGATTACATCCTCGCCGGAGTGATCTTCAAAGACCTTATGCACCGCAGTGCCAAGTACACTCCAGAGTTTTTCACTGATGTCTTCTTCCAAAGAATCCCAGTGTCTTTCTCTGAGTATGCGTACTCTAGGCGAGTCAATCAGTTGAGTAACGGATCTGTGGCTATTCCCACGGGTGTAGTCATCACGGCTCAAAGCCTTGACTATCGGTGCAGCCAGATTGTGATGGTTTGTTATCTTCACGCATCGGCCCCTTTTTGCAATAAACGCGCACGACCAATTCGTGATCGACGTATTGCTTGCCGATAAAGAACTCTCTTTCCGGCGGATTCTCCGCCTTTACTAGATATCTTTTGTAAGCTGATCGGATGGCGTCGGACTTCCGTTTTAAAGAGTCCTCGGTTACGGGGATGTCGTATGCGTCTTTGTAAAACATTTGATCCCACGGTATGGTTGGGATTGACTCCCTTGGTTCTCGCAGTTGCATGTCCACGTTCTTTTTGATTTCTAAAGTCATAACTCCTATCTCTCTCATTGTAGACCGCGAAACCGCGATCCTCTTGATCGATCACAAAATTTCCTATCTTGCTCATCGTTTTCTCCTGTTGGCTTGCCAAGTATAACGACCAGCGATACCATGCACAACATCTTTCGTACCACAATTATGGGTGAGCCTGCATCGAAAGCAAATTCGCGCAGGATGGTCACGATTGCGGGGAGAGCTAGGTTCATCAAAAGCCAGAAGGCAATTGATTACGTCAAAGCTTTTGAGAAGCAGTGCCTGAAGCTGGATGAACTGATCGAAGGAGATGTGAAGGTGACGATAACAATTTATTACAGGACACGCAGACCTGATCTCGATGAGTCTGTGATCCTAGATTGTTTGGAGGGCTTCGCTTACAAAAATGACCGACAAGTTAAGGAGAAACACATTTACCATGGGCTTGATAAAGAAAAACCAAGGGCAGAGATCACCGTTGAGCCACTCGTTTGAGGCGGCAAAGGCGATAGTCTCTTTGTCCTTTCGAGATTTGAGTAACTCAGATGCCGACATCAGGCTAGAGTCTGCTCAGTTCTTGATGGGGAACACGCTAAAAACCTTCACAGACATCCTCAATATTGATGATTCAGAAATAAAATCATTAGCGAGGTTTGCTTTGAAAGAGGACGTTGGCCCAAGGAGGAGAGCAGCAGCCAAGGAGGCTTCGAGGAAGTTTGCTGCTCTTTGCGAACGTTCTCTGAGTACGTCCTCTACCAAACTTTAAGTTTGGGGGGCTGGCCTTCGTGGAGTACGTCCTCAAATAAATATCATTTTTTTCAACGGTTCGCAAGGAGAATGCTTTGAACCAGGAAGACCTAGAATATTGGATAAAATCTAATGGAGTTGGGAGACATATTTGCCCCGTCTGCTCGCCGGACAGGAAAAAGAAGCATGAAAAAACACTGAGCGTCCATCAAGACGCTGACGCTTTCCTATATCAGTGCTGGCATTGCACGATGTCGGGCAAGGTGAGTGCCAAAAACGATTGGGATATACCCGTCAAGGCACCCGTCAAAGCAATCAGTCTGCCTAAGCAATCAGACAAAGCCCTCGCTGATGCATTCCTACGCAACAGAGGGATAGATCCCGATCTGGTGGACGGGTATCAGGTAGTCGCTGGCACCAAATACTTCGGCGGCGCAGGCGAGCACAGTGCTGTTGGCTTCGTTTATGGAGACAATGAGGCTATCAAGTGGCGGTCTGTCGAGGGCAAACACTTCATTCAAGATGGCAGCGCAGGCACGTTGTGGGGCATTGAGCATGCCGACGAAGAAAAGACCAAGACTATAATCATCACGGAGGGAGAGTGCGATTGTCTGGCTATTGTGTCAGCGATAGAGCGATCCCCTGAGACTGTTGTCGTGAGTGTACCGAATGGGGCACCACACAAGGTTAGCAATCGGCGCGTTGATCCGAGCGAGGACAGAAAGTTCGCTTACCTTTGGAAAGCAAAATCTGTCCTTGAGTCTGCTGAAAGAATCATACTGGCAATGGATGATGACGAACCAGGCGAAGCTCTGGGTGAAGAGATCATGCGTCGTGTTGGTAGAGCCAAGTGCTATCACCTCGAACTGCCGGAAGACTGCAAAGATGCCAACGAGTTCTTGCAGAAGCATGGCCCTGAAGAACTGTGCCGTGCGGTGGAGGAGCCAGTGCCGACGCCTCTGGTTGGCGTATATCAGGCAAACGACTATGCAGAGGACGTTAGTTTTCTCTATGACAAGGGTTTGATGGGTGGCCTTAGCACGGGGTTCAGTTGTCTAGACGGCCTTTATACGGTCTTACAGGGCCAGCTAACGGTGGTCACTGGTCAGCCTGGATCAGGCAAGTCAGAGTTTATAGACGCGGTTCTGGTCAATCTTGCGGAGCAGCATCAATGGAAGTTCGCTATCTGCTCTTTCGAGAACCCGCCGCCGATGCATATCATCAAGCTTGCAGAGAAGCATGCCCGAAAGCCTTTCTTCCAAGGACTGCATGAACGCATGTCTAAAGAAGAACTAGCTGACGCTAGTGCGTGGGTCAACAATCATTTTGCTTTTCTGGAGAGCAAGGACAGTGAAGCTGCGACGATAGATAACATCATAGACCGCACAAAGATGGCGGTCATGCGCCTAGGTTGCAGGGGACTGGTGATTGACCCGTACAACTATATCGCCCAAGGCAACACTGACAAAGAGCATCAAGCGATATCGGACATGCTGACCCGCATGGTTCAGTTTGCGAGAAGTCATGACCTGCACATCTGGTTCATCGCACATCCAGCTAAGATGCGAGCAAACGACTCAGGCGTGATGCCCATACCCAACGGCAATCACATCTCAGGCTCCGCCGCTTGGTTTGCGAAAGCAGATTGCGGGATTACCGTCCACCGTGCAGAGGAGCACATTGAGGTTCATTCCTGGAAGTGTCGGTTCAAATGGGTCGGTACAGTGGGGCAGGCATCTCTGACCTATGATCCCGTCACTGGGCGGTATCGAGATCGTGTGATAGAACCAGAAGTTTCTGAGATAAAATCAATCGGGCAAGGGGATTACCATGAAACGAAAAGCGACTGGGACTGGTGATAAGCCAATAAACGACGTTGGCAATAAGGCTCTGCATGACCAGCATGAGGTGCAGTTAGAGGAGTCCGAGGACGGCTCGTTCCGCGCAAGGGTCACTGATCAGTTGCACATAGACAAGGTTCTTCTCAAGAGCCAGATCACTGTGGCCCAGCACAAAGCGGCGGAGTATCTTCTCCAGATATTTGTAGATGCAGGTGTCTTTATCAAAACAGTTGACCACACATCGGCGCTGTCGGGGATGACGGGCGGCAAACCGCCAAGCATGTTTACATCTGGGCTAATGAAGCTCAGAGACGTTTCTCTCTGCGTTGAAGAGGCAGTTGGCGAGGATGATGCGTTTAAGGTTTGCGTCACTGTTGCGAAAGACTATCCAATCCACGATGAAGATTTGGACGTGTTCCGAAAAGCATTCGACGCCATCGATCAAGCGTATTTAACTTAGTCTTTCGGGGTCTTGCATAATCCAAAAGCGTTTGAGATTCTTGACCTGTCGGTTATTTTTCTCCTTAACTTTTTCCGACAACCTCCCAGAACCCTGCCCGTCAAAAGCATTCTCCAGTTGGTTGGCGGGTAGGGTTCACTCTAAAGGGGTCAAGTGAAAATCGATAATGAAGTCAAGACTGGCATCCTGATTGGGCTTGGCGTCGTAGCTGCCCTGTATGCCCTTGCGTTTGTTCTTTATCTGATCTCGATATGAATCCGGCAGTTGGAGCGATTAAGAGTGATTTCACACTGCCGCCTCCGATCATCGCTCCTATTTCTCTAAGGAAGGGACATGGCGATGTCCTCCGCCTGACGCTGCCGGTCGCCTGACGGCCCAAGCGGCTCATTCCTGCAAAAGTTTCCTCATCTTACGAACATTCATAGACTCAACATCCCCAGACAAAACTTCTGGCAGTGTGCTGATGTCGCCTAGTGTGAGGTCTTTGTACGACATATGGCGCAGCTTCTCATTGTGCGTGTAGAAAACGGTGACCTCATATCGCGGCACGTCTTTGATGCCCTCTGTCAGCTTGCCTAGTATCTCGTCTGCCAAGTTTTTCATCGCCTCCATCTCAGCCATAACAGTCATCAGAGATCCTCCACTTTAGCTTGGAGGGTTGTCCAGGTATTTTTAAAGTGCTTGTTATCTTCTTCCAAGATGCCGTGAAACCAAAAGCAAGTGCCGATGGTGCCGTGAAGTCTAGGGTCATCGGATGATGCGCTCATCAAACGCTGTAGCAAGTCCACTTCAGACTGGGTCAGGGTCACTTCGTATAACCGTTCATCGACAACGTCAGTCATTTGCTATCTCCAAAGATTCATCATCGGTCGGATGGACTGCTGTATGCGTTTGAAGCTCTGAACTCCACTCATACTCCCCTCGACACTGATCCTTAATTGATTTCTCTAGACTAGAGAAACGGCACTGGTCTTTATATATCGCCGCTAGAGACGCTGAGGAAATATCAAGCCCTTGGTTCTCCTCGTTACGCATAGCATCGAAATTCAAAGAGATATGAGCACTATGTATAAGGTCAAGCAAAGCACAGACTTCGCTCACCGATAGGTACAGACGCTCTGGCATATCGAAATCCTGGATTACAGAAATTTCCTTCTCCAGCCTTCTGTTTTTTGCCAGCGCATTGTTCAGTTGCTGACGCAGTTCGTTTTTCGTTTCCGTTTTCATGGGTTTCCTTATTGGTCATATGTTTGTTTGGGGAGGGGCCGCAGCCCCTATTTGGTTTAAAGTTCAAAGATCGTGTCGGGATGTTCCTCAAGAGCGTATTTGCGATGCAAACCCTCAACGAGGTACCCGCTTTGCCGTCTCCAAGTGCGAGCTGCTTTGTAGTGGTGGAAGGTTTCCAACTTGACTTCGTTCATCCACTGTTTCATGTCCATAGATCTATCTCCTTGTTGCGTTTAAACGGCTTGTCTCATCAGTGCGCCGGTAGCCAACCGACACAGACCGCCAAAGGCGGTTTCGACTAAACGTCGAGTATCTTCCCTCCCACATCGTGGCCCCAATCGTCAGCCAGTTTATGCAGGATTTTGCCGAAGTGTTTGCGCTTGGCGCGGAAGAACGATGGAGTCTCGGCATCGTAATAGTTTCTGTCATTTTCGGATGTCAACGCCATCTGATGGATCAGAGTCAATATCTCTGATCTCGCAGCGTCTTGTGGGGTATCGCCGTTATGATTTCGCATGGGTTTCTCCTTCTTGCGTTGTGTGTTACTAACGTAGCTTCAAGCTCCTGCTCCAGATCGAAAGGTAAATTCCGAAACGTGCGAAGAATCAGCAGGATCTCTTCGCCGGTCAGTGCAACATTTTTCACGCTGCGATCCACTGGTTTGCCGTCGGCTCCTGTCTTTGTGGTAACTTCTTTCAAAGTCATACATCTTCTCCTTGTTGATGTTCGTCCAATGTACCATAACTTTCGTCCAATGATACAACTATTTTTCCAATCACTTCCACAAGCCTTGGGACAACGCTGTTGCCTAAAGCTTTAATTCTGTCCACCCGATGGGGAACCCCATGATCCATTCGACGAACGGAGGGTTCAGGGGGCCAGTCTCCCCCGCTTGAGAATTCACCAAGTCTGGGAGGCTGTTGGTCGGTAGTCTGCCCTTGGCCTCGAGTGTCTCGGCTTTCCTGCCGCCCTTGTAGTCCCTGGTCGTGGGGGTCGGGAACATTCCGGCCTTCTTCACTGCCGTTGCCAGACCATCGCCCGATTTCTGGCTGGCTCCCCTCGCGTTGTAGTTCCCGTTGACTGTCGGTGTGGGCCACAGAGCGCGGTCTTTGACCTGCTTTGACAGGCTGAGTTGGTTCGCGGTGTCCATGTTCTTCCAGTCCGAGTTCATCGGGGTGCGCCACATCCGCGCTTGATCGATCAACTGAGTCTGAAACTTCGAGCCGTCCGGCCTCCTCCAGTAGGAGCCCTCCCACTTCCACCCCTTGGCTTCTGCGTCTATCGGTATCCCGCCGCCGGTACTCGCTGCCGGTGTAGCCCACAATCCAGACTCGGTCTCGTCGGTGGCGAGCATCGACGGCACAAGCTGGTAATACAAACGTCCTGACTTCGTAGCCTTCGCGCTCCAAGTCAGCGCACACATCGTCGAGTGCCATTCGGATGAACCCAGAAACGTTCTCGCCAATGACCCAGCGGGGCTGACACTCTCGTATAACTCTAAGCATCTCAGGCCAGAGGTGACGGTCATCGTCCTTCCCTTGTCGGAGTCCCGCGACTGAGAAGGGCTGGCATGGGAATCCTCCGCAAACAACGTCAACTGTTCCCCGATATGATTGTCCATCTAAATCCCTTATATCTTCGTGTATCGGCACGTTAGGCCAGTGCTGGGCCAGCACCTTGCGGCAGAATGAATCCTTCTCACAGAAGGCGACAGTCTCCATACCGGCAGCTTCCAGCCCCAATGAGAACCCACCTATCCCGCTGAAAAGATCCAGCACTTTCATCACCACTCTCCCAACTCCTTGCGCCTTTGTGCTGGGGTTTTATAACCAAGCTCCTTGGCTTTGCGTCTGTTCTGAGAGATGTTGTACTTAGGTTCATACTTTTTGATCAGCCTCCGTTCCCAGTAGGTCATGCGATTGTGACGGCAATACAGTATGCGAAAAGAATCGAATTCTTTTTTCGCTTCCTTCTTATGGGTGGCTAAGCGTGAGAAAACATTAGAGGACTGCCCGACATAAACAACTTCGGCACCTTGATATAGAACGTAGATCGCTGGACGCATGACCTGATCTACATATTGTCGCTTCTTGCTCACGAAAAAGTTATCAGGCAACGGCCACCGCCACCGTGATCTTGTAGCAGGATTTTGGGAAAGCTCAGTAGGTTTCAAAGGCGGATCGTTCTTAGCCTGTATCACCTCCCAAGCGTGTTTTGCGGCAGTGATTTCTCTTTGCGATTTATGATAATCCAAGAAGCCGGTGCTGCCTCCAACTTGGATAGAGCTGCTTTGGTTAAAGATAATCGTGTTAGAGGTGGACTGGCCGACGATAAAATGACCACTCGTCACGCCATATGACGTGCGAGGATTAGTTTCTAGTTTCAGTATGCGTCCCGTATCTATGTGGCCTACACCTGAAGAATTATTCGCTAACATCGGTCATCCTCAGTTTTGGGCGCAAGACGTACCTCTTTGGGCGCAAGACGTACCTGCCCTTGGGGATGCCGCCGTCTGAGTTCGATCCGGCAGATGTTCAAGGTGTCGAGCCACTGCTTGCTTTGTTCTTCGGACGCATCGGGATATCCAACCATCAGGGTTGCCATGTTTTGTAGGGTCTCCTGGATTTCGCTGATCTTCTCCATCTTGATCACCTTTTCACGCATTTCGTGAATGAATTGTTGGCTCATTGGATCTGCCTCAGATTGGCTTGGTTGGTGCGCTCTGCCTCAAATTTCATTCGTTTGATCTCCATCAGCTTGAGCGTCTTTTGCACCTTCAACCTAGCCAGTTGGAGTTCGCGGTATTTATCGGCCCATTCAACGTCGGCTTGCACATTTGCCTCTGCTTTGGTCGCGGTCGCGCCAGCGTCCATCAAAGCCTTCTTTGTAGCAGAGCAGAATGCTTTGTAGTTGGTCTCGATTTCGATCACTTCCTCGCTGGCCTTGACCCACGACTCCCAAATGTCTTCTATCCCTTCGACAATCTGATGCAGTGCATTCTTTTGCAGGTTATCTTTTTCTTCCTGTTCCAATCGCTTGAATTCCATCATGAGTTTTTCGCGTGGGTCTTCCACTGGTTTCTCCTTAATAACTTGTCCACGTTATTGATCTGCACTTGCAAATCAGCAAGGTGCTGCTTCGACTCACTGGTCAGGTACGACTTGTCGCAGAGCTTGAGTCGTAACCCCTGAGACCCTTTCTCTTCCTTCAAATAGATCACTTGCGCCATCTGCATTCGCATTATTCTTCTTCCTCCTCTAGCTCAGGATTTCTCAGTAGTTCGAGTGAAATCATTTTCCACTTCTTTCTTTTGTAGCGTTGGATGAAGAGCTTGTACCCTTCACTGTCGCGCTCGTTGCACCATTCCAACGCCACCTCTGTGCTGAACGTTGTTTCGTTCTGACCTGCCTGGTCATCATGGGTGGCGGTCAATATGTAAAACGAATCGCTCACCGCATCTATCCGGCTTCACTGCGAATCACACGAGCCTGATAACGCAATCGGTCTAAAAGTTCCGTGCAAGCATCTGCTTGGTCGAGATAGAGGTTTCTCATGTCATCGTTAACTGATCGTCCGGCTCTCTGATCGAAGCCGTCCTCAGCGCGTAAGGTTAACTGTCGGATGATCTCGATCTGCTCGTCGGTCAGGTTGCTCAAATCCATGTCAGCAATTTTTTTTGCTCGGTCGTGAATGTCGATAGTCATTTCAATCTCCTTGGGCCGCTATGCGGCCTCTCCGTTGTAAACTTTGACGTTGCCCAAGCGAAACCATTTGATCTCGCCCTGAGTGCTGCGTCTGCCTCTCCCAGTTTTGGTGACTCGCTGACCCCAGATGTACGGGTTTTCTAAACCAACCTCTAGGGAGTAAAGGATGTCATCAAGGTAAGTGTCGTAGACGATTCCCGACTTGCTGATCACTTGGAAGTGGTTGCCGTTGCCTCGATTTGCGGCAGCGATTGCTTCTTCGATTTTCATGCTGCCTCCTCGGTCTGGTTCTCAGGTTGTGCCTTGACGATGTAATCCACCGCCTTTTGCGCTTCGGCTGCGGCCTTGAATATGTAGTCCACATCATTGCCAAGTGCGGTCAGCCATGACGCAACGTAATGCCCGTGATCTTCTCGCGCCTCGTTGGTCACGCCCAACTCCACGCAGAGCATCGCTGCGGTAAGTTCTGCAATGAGTTCCTCGAAGGCGTAGCCTCGCTTGCTCTTATCCTCCAGTCGATTGAGCCGTGACTTGTGTCCTGTTGAGTGACCTGCCTCGTGCAAGTGTGTGCTGTACATGTTTTCTGTGGCGGTGCTGGTAAGTGTGTCGTTGAACTGCTCCGGCTTCGGCATGTTGATGGTGTCGGTAGATGGCTGGTAGAAGGCACCGCCCACGGGGTTGCGGGTAAGCTTCACGCCGGTAGCTTTGTGATAGTTAGCAATGAATGCGTCCACCTTGGCGTTAGACGATAGCGGAACCAAAGCCTTTGCCCTTGTATTTCTTCTGGATGGAACCATCGGGCTGTTCTTCCTTGTCGTACAGATTGAAGCCCTTGGTGATTCTGATGCCCACGTTCTTACCCTTCTCACCCAGTCCGGCGCAGTTGTAGCCCAGTTGCGCCCACTGCTTGAGCGTAGCCACCTTGGTGCATCCAAAGAAGCCCAGCCAAAAGGCGTTAAATCCACGGTACTTCTCGCCCGTGAGTGCGTTGGTTGGCATCGCGGTTAGCGTGGAAAATCCTGCTTGAAACGATCCGCCTTCGCCGACGATCTCAATGATCTGGTCAACGATCTGCTTTTTTAGTTCTTTTTTCATGGGTTGTTCCTTATTGGTTGGTAGTTGTGGTTTAAATGTTACGCTTTGTTGTTGCTTGGTGCAACCCTGAGTTCTTGCAGGAACACCCACATTTCAAGGATGTCTTCATCGCCAAACCCAAAGAGTGGGGCTTCCTTAGCTGGGCCATCATCACTTCGCTGGCGTGAGCAGGCTCCTGGAATTTCCATAAAAACCAATCATCAAGGTAGTCCGAGTATGTCAGACCCCGCATCTCGTCTGGCGCATACTTGTCTTGCACTCTGTGAAGCAGTGCCAGCGCATACTCGGCCTCGTTCTTTGCCTTGGGCGGTTCGCCTAGACCGCGCCAGTTAAGTGCCCACTCGGTGAGCGCGTGGATAGCGTCCTCTAGGGCGGTTGGTTCGCCTAGATCGTGGACTATCGGATAGCCCCCCTCGTCGAACCCATTTGGGTTGTCCTCTTCGATGTAAGCAGCAATCACGCCTACTGTGAGGTCGGTTGCGGTCTGTAAGATAGCTTCGGTCATTTTGGTATCGCTCATTATAGTGTCCTCCTAAGCTTCGATTTTTTGGGACACTTGTATGCCACCAAGTGCTCTTGCAACACTCTCGGCTTGCTCAACCAGCCCACAGATATTGTCCCAGTTGGTGTGGGTTGGGTTAACGAAGAACAGATGCTGTCCTTCGAGTTCATCAGGATAAACGCCAATCACCACCCCAACGTCGCGCATGTCATCTAGGTAGATCTGATGACTGGCATCCTGAGTGATCAAGATTTCGTTAAGTCCGATCTTTTTTGCGAAGGCGGTGCATCCCCCTCCGGTGTGGATGATGGTGTAACCGTTGTCAGAGATACGACGCATGAACTCTTCTGCCATTGGTCTCGCAGACTCTGTAGTCTTGCCTTCGCTTTCATCGCGGCACGTCACGCACATCGCACTGTCCTCGAATGTCATGCTGCGCTCGTGGAAATATCCGCCGCACGAATCGCACTGTTCTTTGTTGTCGAAACTGCTCACTAGTACTCTCCTCGCTTTAGTCCTGAGTCGGCCATCAATTGCTCTGCTTGGTCTGCGAATCTCTCGAAGGCTTCTTGACCTTCGTCGGTGTAGTGGGTGTCGCCGTCAGGGCAGACATAGGTGTCCAGCACTGTCCCGTCAGCACGGGCCAAGTCTTCGGCGACTACGCTGTACAAGTACACCCAAGTCTCAGGCAGAAGGGTTAACCAAGGGTGATCAGCGTTGGCGTTCAGCACGACACGGTCTACCATCTTGAGACTGCGCTCACCTTTGTAGGCAAAGCCATTAGCTAACCGCTCGCCAGTGTGGTGCCACAGTGACACTTCAGTCATGCCCTCAGATCGCACCGCGAAGCGCAGCGCGTCGAACTTGTTTGTGAACTCGCGGCGATTATCGCCTTCAGTCACGCGGTAGGTTGCGATTGTTTCCATTAGATGTCTCCTCGTATTTGTAGAACCCAGACCACAACCATGCCGTAGCCTTGCAGGATGAATGCGGGTGCGACGAAGGAAAATATCCAATGCGCTCCCTCTGGTGAGATGTAGTAGGCATGAGTCAGGAATAGTCCTGACGTGATCAGCAGTAGCGACACTGCCAGCATGCCCAGCCCAAAAAGAATGTTTGCGAGTAACTGCATTACTTCACCCCCAGTACAGCAAGCCCAACACGACAAGCGTCGGAGCACCGAGCATAGTCGGCTACATCGTATGCTTGCTCTGCGATATCGAATTGATCTTGCGCTGCGGCGATGTGACGGTGAGTAGGCTTGTCGCATATCGCGGCATGCAGTCGCATCTGCGCTTTGACGGCATCGTCATGGGGTGCTGCTGCCTCGTCGCGGATACGCAACTCTGTGGCGCAGTAGTGGATCTCGTCCATGTACTGCTGGCACTTGGGATTCTCAGGCATCGCTTCGATGGCATCGCGGCAGTCTTCGATCACATAGCGCAGTGAATCGGTGGACATGGTCTTCACTTTCGCCATGTACTCACTGTGCCACTTGCCGTCGTGTTGGGTGTAGGTTGCGTTCATTTTAGGACTCCAATGATTGTGAGAAAATGATCATGTCGCGCTGGTAGCGGACATGTACCTTGGTTCCGGCTGGGAACACTGCCGCGACCTCTTTTGAGTGCAGATCAATTATCGGGCGAGCCTTACCCTTGCGGGTGGCTTTGGTCACTCTGCGCTCGCCCATGTCGGAGACAAGCAGCGTGATAGTGGTGTCGCGCACCATGACGTTGTACGCGGTGTCGGGAGTGAATCCCGCTGAGTTGAGCTTCGCGCCTTCGATCCAAAGGCGCACTGCACGAGCAGTGGCCTTGGCGGTAGTGGTGGATGTTGCAATCATGGGTTACTTCTGCTCCTTGTAAGCTTGTTGCATTAGGGATCGCATCTCCTCCTGATAATCCTGATGACGTGCGAGGAAATCCTCAGAGATACGGTTTGCGTTTATTAGCGAGATGATTTGATCTTCGGTCGCGTAGTAAAGGGCTTCCCAATCGCCATCGTTCAAATCTTCTGCAATCGCGCTCAGCGTTACCCGCTGTCTGTTTTCTACTTGTGTGCTTGTCTTGTTCATTGGGTTCCTGTTTTGCGTTTAATTATAAAAGTGATGAGCGAATTATGGGGTTGGGGAATACCATGTCAAGTGTACAACGACCAACCAGTGTAATTATTTACATCGTTTGTTTCTATCAAAAGCAGGCTTATTGATTGATAAAGGCTATGGTATGTGGGGCGTGGGTTTGCTGTACCTATATAGGCAAATCAAAATGACGTTTTCATCAGGAGTCGGCGATGGCAGATAAACTCACACCAAAGCAAGAGCACTTTGCCCAGTTGATCGCTGGGGGCAATGATCAGTCGGCAGCGTATCGCCAAGCTTTCAACAGCAGTGGCAAGGATTCGACGGTTCACAGTGAGGCGAGTCGGCTGATGAAGAACCCCAAGGTTACCGCAAGGGTTGATCAGATAACGGCGCAAAAGCATCGGGCGATTTCCCGCAAAGCGGTCTCGGACAGAGAACTCGTCGTGGGCAAGCTTCGACGCTGGACTGAAGACGGCATTGATCCGACAACGGGAGACGAACCGACGCAAGCCCAACTCACTGCGGCGCAGTTGCTGGGTAGGACGGTTGCATTGTTTAGCGACAAGGTTGAGCAAGTAACGACAGAGCGAACAGCAGAAGAAGTCGCTGCCGAAATTCAGAAACGATTAGCTAAAGCAGAAAAGTCGAACGAACCGCTTCAC